TAAAAACTTCGGTTACCTCGGTAACTCATTCCAAATACAACTTCTAACCAACATCTTATTTGACAAAGCCTTTGCCAATTCGATATTTGATGTGTTGGACCCGAAGTATTTTGATAATCAATATTTCAAAATCATTATGCAGATGATTAAGGAGTACTACGTGAAGTACGAACATACTCCAACATTTGCAACATTGGAACAACTAACGAAGAGTGAAATTACCTCTCCAATGGCTCAGAAGATGGTTTTTGACATGTTAAACGATGTCAAAGAAGCACCAATTGAAGGGTCGGACTTTGTTCAAGAGAAGTCACTTAAGTTCTGTAAGCAGCAAGAATTACAGAAGGTGATGAGTAAAGCTCAGAAAATCATCGATAAGGGTGATTTTGAGTCTTACGACCACTTGGAGGAGATGGTACGAGAGGCTTTACAAGTTGGTGAGGTGGACACCGGTACCTCTGATGTATTCTCAAATTTGGATGTAGTGTTGGATGACGACTACCGTCACCCAATTCCGATGGGAGTACCAGGTATTGATAACCTTATGAAGGGTGGATTGGCGAAAGGTGAGATTGGAGTTATCTTGGCACCGACTGGTGTTGGTAAGACGACATTCTTAACAAAGATTTCAAACCACGCATTCAACTTGGGTTACAACGTTTTACAGATTTTCTTTGAGGACAACCCAAAGATTATCCAACGTAAACACTTCACACTTTGGACAGGTATTGCTCCCGACAATTTGTCAAACCACAAGGACGAGGTGATGGCAAAGGTTAGAGACATCAAAGAGAACACAAAAAACTCTTTGACTCTTAAGAAGTTACCGTCAGATACTATGACTATGAATCAGATTAAGAATCAGGTCAGAAAGATGATGGCAGAGGGAACAAAGATTGATATGATTGTTGTAGATTACATTGATTGTATCACACCTGACAAAAACTTGGGCGATGAATGGAAGAGTGAAGGTTCTGTGATGAGGGCTTTTGAGGCGATGTGTCACGAGTTGGACATCGTTGGATGGACCGCAACACAGGGTAACCGTTCTTCAATATCATCAGAAGTTGTGACAACCGACCAGATGGGTGGTTCTATTAAGAAGGCTCAGGTTGGTCACGTGATTATCTCGGTTGCAAAGTCTCTACAACAAAAGGAGATGAACTTGGCAACCATCGCAATTACTAAGTCTCGTATCGGAAAAGACGGTATTGTGTTTGAGAATTGTAAGTATGACAATGAGATGTTGGTTATTGATACTGAACAGAGTATGACTTTCTTAGGTTTGGAAGAACAAAGGGAAGAGAAACAGAGGGATAGAATCAAGGAACTCATGGAGAAACGTAAACAACGTGAGGGACAACAAAATTAATAAAACTTTAACGTAAAAATGGATATGGAAAACATGACTAATGTTTATGACAAAGACGCTCGTTTTGTCATCAAAAGAAGTGGGGAACAGGTTTTGTTCCAAGAAAATAAAATCAAACAAGCGGTTTTGAATGCGATGGAAGGGGCCAATGAGGTTGACTTAGAAATGGCAGAAAAAATTGCTAGAATTACAAGAAAAGGTTTATTCAGAGAAGACAAAGAAAATATCCCACACGTGGACGATATCCACGAGATGGTTGAAAATAAATTGATGGATAACGGTTTGAATGATGTTGCCAGAGAGTATATAATTTATCGTTCAAAACACAAACCAAATATCTTTGCAAAGAGAGTAAATTTAAAACCTTATGAATACCCTGAGTTGGTTGAGTATGTTGATGCTATTAGACACTCTTATTGGGTTCATACGGAGTTTAATTTTACTTCTGATATTCAAGATTTTAAAGTTCACTTGACAGAAGAAGAAAGAACAACAGTCCAAAGAGCAATGTTGGCAATTTCACAAATTGAAATTGCTGTTAAAACATTTTGGGGAGACATCTATAAGAGAATGCCTAAACCTGAAATTGGTAATGTAGGTGCAACATTTGCAGAATCTGAGGTGAGACACGCAGATGCATACTCTAATTTAATTCAAGTATTGGGTTTAAATTCAGAATTTGAAAATTTAATGGAAGTTCCTGCAATTAGAAGAAGAATTAAATACTTAGAAAAATCCATAGTAAATTCTAAGTCTGTTGAAAACAGAGATTATTTTGAATCGGTAGTGTTATTTTCGATGTTTGTTGAGAATGTATCTTTATTCTCACAATTCTTAGTTATCATGTCATTTAACAAACATAAAAATATGTTGAAAGGTATGAGTAACGCTGTTGAGGCGACATCAAAAGAAGAAAATATTCACGCGGAATTTGGTTTTGATTTGGTTAACTTAATTAAGAAAGAAAACCCATCTTGGTGGACACCACAATTGGTTGAAGACTTGATTGATGCAACTATGGAAGCGTTCAGTGCTGAATCTGATATTGTTGATTGGATGTTTGAAAAAGGAGATTTAGATTTCCTTTCAAAAGCTCAAACTATTGAGTTTATTAAACACCGTTTTAATGTATCATTAAATTCTATTGGTATTGATAGTATTTTCCATGTTGACCAAAAATTATTAGAAACTACTGAATGGTTTGATGATGAAATCTTTACAACAAAACACACAGATTTCTTCAACAAAAGAAGTATCAATTATAGCAAAAAATCAAAATCAATTACATCAAACGATTTATTTTAAAAAAATACAATAACAAAACAATAATATGAAAGACAGAAAACCATTTGATTGGATTAACGATAAATCAATTACCTTCCTCCAAAGAGGTTACTTGAGTGAGGGAGAAGAACCATTAGAAAGAATCAGAACAATTGCAGAACATGCGGAGAAATTATTAGGTATTGAGGGTTTTGCTGATAAATTTTATGGTTATATGGGTAAGGGATGGTATTCACTATCTTCACCCGTATGGGCTAACTTTGGAAAAAAAAGAGGATTACCTGTGAGCTGTTTCGGCTCTAATATTGGTGACAATATTGAGTCAATTCTATATACACAAGCAGAAGTTGGTGAAATGAGTAAGATGGGTGGTGGAACATCAGGATACTTTGGAAATATTAGAGGACGAGGTGCTGAAATAACGGATAATGGACACGCACCAGGTTCAGTTCACTTTATGAATTTATTCGAAAGTGTAGTAGATAACATTTCACAAGGCTCTACTCGTAGAGGTCGTTTTTCACCATACTTACCAGTTGAACACCCAGATATCATGGAGTTTTTAGAGATTGGAACAGAAGGTGCACCTATTCAAGATTTGACACACGCGGTTACTGTGACTGATGAGTTTATGAAAGAAATGATTGAAGGTGATACTGATAAGAGAGCGGTTTGGGCTAAAGTAATTCAAAGAAGAGGTGAAATTGGTTACCCATACATTATGTTCACTGATACAATGAATAACAAAGCACCTGAGGTATACCGTGAAAATAATATGAAAATTTACAACTCTAATTTGTGTTCCGAAATTGCACTACACAATTCTGAAGAAGAATCATTTGTATGTGTGTTATCATCAATGAATGTTTTACATTATGATGAGTGGAAAGACACTGATGCTGTTGAAACGATGGTTTATTTCTTAGATGCAGTTGTAACAGAATTTATTGATAAGATTGATTCATTAAGACACAACGGCACTATCGAAGGTCAAAGGGCATTCTTCTATTTAGAAAAGGCATATAACTTTGCGGTTAGACAAAGAGCGTTAGGTTTAGGAGTATTGGGATGGCATTCATTCTTACAAAGTAAAGGTTTACCATTTGATACTCGTGACACTGCTAGATTGAATGTTGAAGTGTTCAAGCATATCAAAGACAAGTCATATAAGGCATCACAAGAATTGGCTGAAATGTTTGGGGAACCAGAAACATTAAAAGGGTATGGTAGAAGAAATGTCACTCTTAATGCTATCGCACCAACTACATCTTCAGCATTTATTTTAGGTCAAGTTTCACAATCTATTGAACCTATTTGGTCAAATTGTTATGTTAAAGACGTGGCTAAGATGAAGGTAACTATCAAAAATCCTATTCTTGAAAAACTTTTAATTGAGTTAGGAAAAGACACAAAAGAGGTGTGGAATATGATTAAGAAAGCGGATGGTTCAGTCCAACATTTGGATTTTTTGAGTGATGAACAAAAAGAAGTATTCAGAACATTTTCAGAAATTAATCAAGCGTCTATAATTAACCAAGCTGCGGTTCGTCAAGATTATATTGACCAAGCACAATCATTGAATTTGATGATTTCACCCGACATGCCGACTAAGGATGTCAACAAACTCCTTATTGACGCTTGGCAGTTGGGAGTTAAAACTTTATATTATCAACACTCTATGAATTCGGCTCAGGCTTTCGCAAGAAAGAAATTGAATTTGAACGACTTACAGTGTGTTGCTTGTGAAGGTTAAGAGTTATTTTTAACAAACAATGTAATTAAAAGAGGACTTCGGTCCTCTTTTTTTTATAATTTATTTAGTTACGATATTTATAGACAATGGCAGACGGTAAAACATACGGTATTAATTTTCCACTACAGGATAGTAAGGATGGAAAATATTTTTCTCTTTCACAGACAACAGACGAAGAAGTAAGGACAGACCTCTTACATTTGGTCTTAACGAGAAAGGGTAGTAGGTATTATTTACCAGACTTTGGGACAAGAATATACGAATTTATTTTTGAACCAATGGATGGAACAACTTTCGATGTAATTAAAGAGGATGTTAGGTTGTCTATTGAAAAATACATTCCTAACTTAACGGTAAATAATATTACATTAACACCATATCTTGATGATTTGGAGGCCGAAGGAGAATTAAACCAAGAAAAGTTAGGAGTTGGTGGTATATATAGAATTCCTGGTAGGGGAACAGAAGAATATACCGCAAAATTGAGAATAGATTATTCAATAAATGACGGAACATTTGATTCCAAAGATTTCGTAATTATCAATATTTAATAGTATATGGCAAATAGAAAGATATCATATACAGAA